GCACGACGACTGTTGGTTTGCCGTCGCGCTGCTCAACGCTGAGCCGGCGTTCGATGTGGGGAAGCAGTGCCTTGGAGCTGCCCGGAATGGCCAGAGTGGTCGCGATCTCGGTAGCAGTACGGCCCACAGTCAGATCCCGGATCTGGCCTTGCAGTGTGCTATTCGTGCTTTCGAGTTGGCCGGTCAGCTCAGCTTCGCGGCGTGCGTACTTCTCAGACCAGGATTTTTCGAGCTCTTCGACGTTGCCGGACTTGCGCAGCGCCTCTTCACGATCCAGGCGTGCCTGATCCTCGGCGGCTTTACGTTTTTCGGCCTCTGCCTTCTTTTCGTCCAGCAGCTCTTGGACTTTGGATTTCAGGCCGGAAACATCTTCCGACTGTGGCAGCCCTTCGATGCCAAGGACGAACTTGCCGTCTTTCTCGACGTACAGGGCCTGGATGGATTCGTCGACGCCTTCGAGGCTGTCCAGTTGGAATTTCAAGGTCATTGCTGTCTCCCAGAGACGTAGTGCAGGCCCTGCCTGCGGGCATAAAAAAACCCAGCACGAGCTGGGTTCACAAAAACAAAAGCCGCCTAAAAAGGCGGCTCACTGATACTTAGTTACGGTCAATCTTGGAGAAGCACAACCACGGAGACAGGCGCGCCATCAGGAGACAAATCATGCCCCACCGGCAAAAAATTACATTGTTGATTGCCTTCGGCGTCCTTGTAACCATGCGTAACTTCTCGCCTAACAGTTCCCGATACCCGCTCGTATCCATCGCGCGTCGCGCTCTGAGAAACAACAAGTGCATTCGGATCATACGTCTGAAGCTTAGAAATCAACTGTCCAACTGTGAGCGACATTTCCTATTTCTCCCTGATAAATGGATGCAGCGGCAGATAGCCACCATCTATCGAACGCTAACTCATTTGCTCAGCAACTCAAAGGCCATAGGCTCACGCTCGCGAAGTTCTTTCAGGGTCAATGTTTTGCCGTTGTCGTCGATGAACTTGTCGAGGGTCAGTTCACCTTTGCTGAACAGCGCATACCGGTTCGGCCCGAGAATGTCGCGCTGAAACGATGCAGGTTGCCGAGCCAGCCATTCCTGATAACTGGTCTTGCTGGACACCAGCGTCACTCCGTCAGGGCCGATTGAGGGCCGCGTCGAACCTTTGATCTCGCGGGCAAACTCGTCTTTCAACACAGGAATGAGCGTTGTGCGGCAGCCCCAGTGATACGGCGGCTTCGGCCCATCCAGCGGGATCACCGTCTGGTCTACGCTCATGCAGAACAGCGTGGTCTTCGAGTCCAGAGTCGCCACCCTGCGCATTCCCGCGAGGATGTCGTCGTTCGCCTTCAGCGTCTCCACTCGCGCCGTGCTGGCGATGTGGTTGGTCATGGTGCGAACCAGTGCGCCAGCCTGATCTTGCTGAAACTGATGAATGCCGGTCAGACGCCGGCTGATCTGCTGGCTGGTTTCGCCCAGGCTGGAACCGATCTGAATCTCGCCGATGATCTCGGCGGCCTTCTTAGTTCCGAACTGGTCGAGCGCACCGCTGATACTGATGCGCTGGATGCCTTTGCGTGCTTCGAGTTGCAGCGGATCAGCCAAAGCTGCTGCGGAGATCATCTCGGCCGATGGCACATTGAGCTGAACCAACGTACGGACAACCTTGCCCAGCATCGTCGCGTTGAACTGGGCCTCGTAGGTGGCGAACTCGCCGAGATCCAGCTGAGCGCGCCCTTTGAGGTCGTCGTAGATGCCCCGCAAGTCACCCTGAAGCGTTTCGATCTGAGAGTTGTACCGACGCGTACCGTAAGCGCTCAAGCCGTCCGACACGCGCTGCTTGGCGGTCTTGATGGCTTTGCTGATGAATGACGCCACACGCTTCAGGTTTCCGCCGGCATACCGCTGGACGTAAATCTGGTGCCGCGTGGCGGCGTCCTCAAGAAAGCCTTCGTTACTCATCGTTTCCGCCTACCGGTGGCGCGCTGGCCAGCTCTTCGTCAATCTTCTCGTCGGTGCGATCTGCCTCAAGCACGCAGCCCTGACGCAGGTTCACCCGGACATCAGACTTCGCAATGAAGCCCTGCTGCCACAGTTGCACCTGGGCGAGGATGTCTTGCGCGGTCATCGTCTCGTCGAAGAACGACTGATTGAGCCAGAACACGGTGCCCTTCTCGTCCGGCGCGTCCATCATGAAGCGCTCGGCGTCGAGGATGGCTCGCTTCAGGGCCTCTGAGACGTTGCCGGCGATCGTGCCCAGCACGCTGTTGTCCGAGCTGTATCTGATTCGAACCGCCTCAGCAGTCTCGGCGCCGCTGCCCTTCTGGACGACACGGGCGCCGATCATCAGCATCTGCTCTTCCTTGTCCTTCATCAGGGTGCGGGCGAGTTGGGTTTCAGTGGCCTGCAACATGACCGCAGCCCCGGACTTGCCAAGGTTGTGCCCGCGACGAGAGCCGATGTGCATCCCGTTCGGATTGAGTCTCGCGAACTCGTCGGCGTCGATACTTGTGGTGATGAACAGCGTCGGCTGACTACTGATAAAACCGCTCTCCTCCACCGTGGCGCTGTTGCCGTAGTGCAGGATGTTGACGTCGGCCAGGTCTTCCAGCGGCGATTTGTCGATACTGGCGTCGTTGTTCTGGGCGCCGTAGAAGCTGAACGGGATGTGATCGAAGGACTTGCCAGCCTTGTCAGTAGGCTGCGTCTCCTCGACGCTTTCTTCCCCTTCCTTGTAAACACGCTGTACGTATTTCCCGTCGACCAGCAGCAAGACCCGGTTCTGCGTGTATGTCTCGCGGGACAGGTCGGTAGCGTTGAACTCAGACACGCATTCTCGCAGGTTCACGTACACCAGACGCTTTACTCCGTCGATTACCTGCTCGTCCCAGTCGATGATCGACAAGGCGTCGTAGTGATGGATCAGGGCGCGCTTGGTGGCAAGGTCAGCCATCGAGCTGACGCCGCTTTCACTGACTACGGTCGGGAAGTCGACCAGAAAGCCGCCTCGTCCGTTGTCCAAGCACTCACCAACCGATTCTTTCGACAACTGCTCAAGGCTGGTGCCGTCTCCGCTGGCGTTCTCCTTCAGATACTCCACCGCGGTTGGCAGTGACAGTTCGGCCGTCTTGCGAAACACCGCCCCCATCAGACCGGTGCGCGTGCGACCGGTGATGTTGAGAAACATCGCCCGCTTCTTGTATTGCTTGTACCGAGCCAGATTCTCCGGTGATTTGTTTTCCGGATCTGGCATCGGCAGGTATTCGTCGTGCTTGCGCACCTCTCGCGCACCGGCTACGCAGCGTTTCACCAACTGCCAGCCAGGCAGGGCTTGTGCGTACTCTGCCCGGGGAGTGCTGAAATTCGCCATGGATGGCCTCAGAAGCTGAATGTGACAGGGATGTGGGTCATGGTGGCGCGCTTCGTTTTGGCGACAGCGAAGTAGCGCCATGCGTCAGCAGGGTGAGACGCCCAGTCGTGAAGCGGCCGGTCTTTCCAGCAGCCCTTCTTGTCGTCCCACTCTTTGCGGTAGTTCTCCAGCGCGGTGATGCCCTCTTCGCACTTCGCCTCGTCAAAGGCGCAGTGGGCGAGGATCTCTCGCGCCTGATCGATACCGTCGTCCACGCCGATCTTCGGCACGACCTGGAATGTCATGCGGTAGTGCTGGCCGTCGATCTCGTAGCCTTCGCGCGCCATTTCCCGGCGGGTTTTGGCATCGCTGCCGAACTCTCGGTTGTCGATGTCGTGCGGGCCCCAGTGCTCGGAGTAGGTGTAACCCTTGTCCTTGAGCACCTTCATGTAGTGCCGCAGGCCTTCTCCGCTGTTCTGGTAGAAGTCGATGACGTGGTACTCGTTGCCGACCTGACGCACGAACCAGATGGCCGTGGAGTCGCCGACGCCGATGTCCCAGAAGGTCATCACCGGCAGGTGGCTGTTGTCTGGCAGAGTGCCGATGCGCTGAGCGGCATACAGCTTGGTGAACTGCTGGGCGTAGTAGGCGCCCTCGATCGACTGCTGGAATGCTTCGGCCGGGATCGACGGGTATTCCCGCTTCATGTCGTCGCCGAGTGTCTTCTCCTTGGCGGCGTACCAGGCGCGCTGGCCCGGGTTGGTGTCGATGCCCTGCTTGGCGAACAACTCGTTGAAGTAGTCGGTCAGGCGTTGCGGGATGATCGCTTCGGCCGGGTCAAGCCAGTAGGCCTTGTTCTTCCACCAACTGAAAAAGAAGAACTTCCAGTCCAGCTTGCCCAAGGGCGCGCCGGACAGCAGCTGCTTCTCGGCGCTCTGTGAGTAGTCGAAGAAGTAGCCGGCCCGCCCCTCTGCCGTCGATTCAATCGTGACGAAGCAATCGGTGGCGACAGCCTCGAAGGCGCCGGTGACGATCTCTCTGGCCTTATGGGGAAACTTGGCGCAGATCTTCCCGAACTCGGAGACGTGCAGGTAACGCAGCGTGCCGCCCCGAAAGGAGGTGCTGACGTAGAGCGAGCCGCCCTTGCTGAACACCAGCTCGCCGGCGGCGTCGTTGCTCGCCGGGTTCGCCGCGCGGATCTCTTTCGGCAGGTTGTCGTAGGCGTACTTCACCTTCTCCCGGAACAGGCGCTTGGCGTCGTTCAGGGTGTGGGCGATCAGTGCACACTTGGCCGACTCGAACAGAGCGGCGTCCAGCTGGATGATGCAGCACTCGGTGGTGAAGCCGAGCTGCCGAGCCTTCAGGATGATGTTCCGGGTGTGCATCCCATCGAAGTATTCAATCTGCTCGTCCGTCATCCGGAAGCGGACTTTCTTGCCCTGCTTGTCGGTGATGAAGTAGAGATTGTTCAACCGCCAACGCTTATCCCGGAGCAGCTTCATGTGCTCGGGCTTCATGTCAGGCGTCCTTCGATAGTTCGTCCATCATCTTCGAGAGTTCGTCGGCTTCGTCCGTCTTCTCCTTCTCGTCCAGGCTGTATGCCTGACGCTCCAGAACCTGCAGGTTCTTCATTGCAGAGGAAAGCTGGAACAGTGTTTTGGAATTGCTGGGCAGCGAAACGGCGGCGAGCATTGATGCGCGGCGCATACCGTTGTTGTCTTCGGAGGTCTCGGCCTCGATGTCTTCTTCGATCTCTTCGCGGCGCTGAATGGTCGACAGCAGATCATCCATCAGCAGGTTCGCAAGATTCGTCGCCTTGCGAATGTCTCGCCGGTGACTGCGAACCACCCGGGCGCCTTCCTCTGCGGCCTCTTCGATGATCTCGGCGTCAAGTTCGCAGTTCGCGCCTTGATCGTTGCGAACCTCTCCGCGAACCAGCTTGCTGCGAACCTCTTTCCGTACCTGGTCAGAAAGGTCTCTCGCCCATCCAAGGGCTTTGGCTTTCTTCCTGATTGCGGTGTCGCTCACGCCTTGGCGCTCAGCGATGGTTCTGATGGAAAGCGAACCCGCCCGGTAGGCTCGTTCGATTACCTCCCAGTCGGGTTGCTTGGTTGTCATAGTTATCCTTGGAAACTTGAAATAGTGGCGGGTTGCCGGTATTGGTGAGGCTCAACCAACAGAAGGGACGCAACATGGCTAATATGACTATTGGTGAATTGGTACTGAATGCATCTGAGGTTCACGGGCACGATGCCTCTGATCAGCGAGCGTATGCGGTTGCCGCCGCACTGGAAGTTATCGCTGCAAAAGCAGGGCAAAGCGGTGCCAACGCGACACTTCTCGACAAAGAGTTCGGGCGCCTCAACAGTTACGCTGACGCTATTCAGGAAGCCCTACTCATGAAAGATTGAGGATCTAATGGTCGCGACACAATTTGCACTCTCGCGAAACGTGTCGCGACCTACTTGCTCTGACTGCGCTTGATCTGCGCGTCCACCTGATCTGCGCAGGTGTCGAGCAGGTTGATGGCTTGGTTCTTCAGCTCCCACAGCTGGCCGTTGTCGGCGAGGTCTTCATCCGCTACCCGCTCACATGGCACCAGCTCAGGGGGCTCGACTCTTACTGCCGCTGTCTTTGTTACCACTGGAGGCTTTACCGCGCAGGCCGTCAGGGAGAGGCTGAGCAGCCCAATCACGAACAGGCTTGCTGTTGCGCTTGAGTTCTTCAAAGTTCTTCTCCGCCTTTTTGGCTTTGGCCTGACTGGCCTGCAACCGCTTGTTCAGGTCTTTCTGATAATCGGCGTTGCGCTGGGCTTCGGCGCGCAGCGTGGTGATCGTGGCCTGGCTTTCGAGGTTGGCGTCAACCGCCTTCTTCTTCTCGCTGGCTTCGAATGCCACCTCACCGCGAAGGGCGATGACGCGCGACTGCTGAATCCCAACGAGGAGCAGACCGACCAAGGCAATGATTATTGCAGCAGCGAAGGCCTTCATGCGACATCCGCCTTGCGACCGAGGAATCGGGTCACCAGCTCGCGAATGGCTGTCACGCCGAGGAACCCAATAGTCCCTCCGGCAGCGACCGACAGACTGGGCGGCCAGGTCATCCACTCGATCACGCTGGACGCAACGAGGCTCAGCGATCCACAGATCAGCGATTCGAAAAGGATCCGACGCTTACTGGTTTCCTTCGCGTCGTACATCACGCGAAGCAACGATACGGTGATGGCCATGATTGCGCCCTGCCAGAGCGGATTGCTCAACGCCAGCCAGATCTTGGCCCAGGTGTCTGGCTTATCAGGCATGTTTGGCATCCGGGTTGCCTCCCCCATGGGGAGATTGATAAATCCGGCGTCCGCTGCACTCCCAGCTCGGAGCAATGGGTGTGGGGAGCCGAAAACGAAAAAACCCCTGCGAATGCAGAGGCCCTGAATAGGTGCGCTCGTCTTTCCGAGCTGTCGGCCAAAGACCATCCCAGCGTCGACGCCCCTTTGCATCGATCTCGCTGTTCCTGTCTCGCGCCACTCCAAAGCCGATGGCAAGGTCAGAGTGCGCGGGCTGCCGGCGTTGATTCCGTACGTCGCACTATCCGGCTATCGACGTCCAGGCCTTCCCGAAGGCTGTCCTGGCTACAGGTAAATTCAAAGGCAATAAAAACCCGGCGCTATGGCCGGGCTATGCCTTATCAGGCGACAGCTCAATCTGGAAAGTTCCGCCTCAAAAACTGAATAAATGTCTCGGTTTCTGGATCGAAATCACGCATTCGAATAACCGTCGCGCCGCGCTCGACAGCCTTTTCCATCAGGACTTTATTGCCAAGAGTTGGCTCATTGGTAAGGACCGCAAACACAATGGCATGCGAAAGAAGCTGCCTATCAGTGGAATTTTTTGGAACGCCTGATTTTCTTGGCTCGCCGAGCTGATCCTTGGTCGACTCCAGATAATCGATCTGAGAGAGATCAGCCAAAATCCCCCTGCCAAAACCGTAGGAGTCGGACCCGAAACCGAAATAGCCTCTCTCGGGTATTTCTCCGCTCTTCGAGATTCGATCAATAAAAGCCTTTTTCCCAGGCTCCTCAGGTCTCTCGGGGATATTGCTGAGCTCCTTCAATACTTCGCCTGTGACATAAAACTGAAACTCAGAGGCATCAATTTCCTTCGGCTCAATACGATGCTTGAAGAGCTCATCGAACGCACAACTATCAACAAAAATATGTCTAGCCAATCATGCCTCTCCTCAACCGTGATCTCAGAGAACGAATGATAGTTAGAAATCCAGCCAATAAAAAACCCGGCGCGGTGGCCGGGTATGTTCGTCAGTCCTACACACGCAGGAATGACAGGATGGATTAATAATGCGACATGGCGACATGACATTGCAAGCCCTTTTGAGGGACTATTTCATGCCGCCTCGCTTTCCAGCACCCCGACCGCTTCAAGCATGTGTTGCGCCTCGACTAGGGCCTCGTTCACAAGCGACTCCAGCCCATCCTTGATGGCCTTGTTCCAGCGCTGGTAAGTGCGCTCTGTAAGCCCTTGGGAATCCCAGTTCGTCATGTCGTAGTTCGAATCGGCCAGGACGATCATCTCACCGGGCTTTTCCTCTGCTACCGCGCGCGCATGCTTGTTGGCCCGGGCAATGTCAGCATCTGCTGCCGCGTTGCGCCAATCCCACTGCCCCTCCTCCTTGTTCTCGCGGTGCTTCGGCGCCTTGATCTGGGTTGCCGCTCGCTGAATGCCCTTCACCTGCTGCGGTACCGCCCAAACAAGAACGGCCTGCTGAGTGAAGCGCTGCGGCGCCGGGCTCTTCACCACGGCGACCAGCCGGCCGATGGAATCGATCTTGCGGCCACGGTGCGTGCTGTACTTCGCGACCAGGGCGTTCCAGTGCCTCGGGGAAAGCTGGGCGTGCAAGAGCTTGTGCACGATGCAGTCAGCCAACAGCGCGGCATCCTTCCCGGATATCTCGCCCTTGAGCTTGCTGGCCTGCACTCGGGGCTCGACGTTGCACCCGCCGGAACTGTTGATCGTCTCGGCGGCCAAGGCCCGAACTACTGCTGAGATCACGTTGTGGTAATTCATGCTGCCTGCCCCTTTTTCAATTCTCGGGTCTTGGCCCGGTATTCGGCCTTGATGGTTTTGATTTCTTCGACGGTGTACTTGCGGGGCTCATGAGGACCTTCGAGCCAAGCCACGGTTTCGGCGCCAATGCGCTGCACCAACCGGATGCGGTACTCGACCGCGTTACCGGAAAGGTTGCGATTGCACTTCACGCATTGGCGGTGGATGTTCAGCGGCTCGAAGCGCAGCTCCGGACAAGCGCCGACGGATCGGTAATGGCCAGCGTCCCAGCGGCTGCCGGTCATGAGGTCGTTGTCGTTCGGCATCGAGTCGCAGCTGATGCAAGGCAAGTACGCGTCACGCAGGCGGACGTACTCGTTCACGGCGGCCTGGGCCTCGCGCAGGTGATCCGCCCTGCTCTTCAGCTTCTCCTTGCGCACCCGGATCTCGCGGCGCCCAATCTGGTCCAACGCCTTGCCGGCCTTCGCCTGATTGACGTCCTTGATGGCCAGACCGCACTTGTACCCACATACCGCCTGCCCGAGGCGCTGCGGGACGAATGAGTCCCCGCACGCTGGGTTCTTGCACTTCTTCGGCTTGGGCGCCTTCGATTCCTTGATGGCTACGCGCATCAGTAGCGCCCTCCCCACTTGTCCTGCTCAGTCCAGCGGACGTCATGCTCGGCGCCGAAGGCATGCATCAGCTCGAACAGATCGCTGAACCACTTCTGCGACTGCTTGCGGGTCGATACGGCCATCACCACGAAGCCACCGTCGAGACCTGGCTCCGCGCGCTGCTTCTCCAGCGAGGCACTGAAAAGGCACTTCCAGTCCTCACTGGTCAACTTCTTGCCGTGCCAGATCACTTGCTCGGATACGTCCTTGAGCATTGCCCACATCTTTCGGTTGCAGACGTCTGGGCGTTTCTCGTCCTTGATGACCACGATCTTGGGTTTGGTGAAATCGGTGGCGTGCAGGATGCCCATCAGGCGGCTGATGTCGTGCTGACTGCGGATGGCGAATTCGTTCATGGCTGCACCGCCTTGGCCATAGCGGCGGAAACGGCCCGCAAAAATTCGCCCGTGCTTTTCTCCAGTGGATCGCAATCAGCCGGATCATCCATTCGGTCAAAGAACTGGAAAACCAACCGACCGATCTCTGCGTCTTTGCGAAGCGCCTCGTTCTCTTCGATCAGTCGGTTGCGGACGTTGCAGGCCGTGGCATACGCCTCTTCGAATGCAGTGAGTCTCTCGTTCTCGGCGAGCAGATCAAGCGCCACCTCCTCCACGGTCTTCTCCCCGAGAAATTCCTGCAGCGCCTCGGTGTTGCGCTTCCAGTCTGCGCAGTCTGCGCGGAATGACGCGGCTTCGGCCCACAGCAGCTTCTGGAGTTTTTGTTTGTCGATGGTCATGTCCGTTGCTCCGCTTCGGCTTCCATTTCATCCAGCTTCTGCCAGGCCTTGGCCTTGAGCTCTTCGAACTCTTTGGCGTCTGCCACGGGCATTGGCACGAACAGCACGCCATGCTTGGCGAATGTCTCCGCCAGGATCAGAACGGCGCGAAGGTCTTTCACATTGGCTCGCATCAGAAACCCTCCTTGCCGCGCTGAGATTCCCAGTCGAACGGGACCACGATCATTCCGCCTTCGCGCAGGCGATCGACGCAGCGGTCGCCCATGGCGCCCGGCAACTGGCTGGCTTCGAGATTGGAGATCACCACCGTCGGGCGCTCCTGCTCGTACCGGCCGTTGATGATTGCAAACAGGGTCGTCAGCTCGAAGTCGCTCGGCTGCTCCTTGCTCACGCCTACCTCGTCCAGCACCAGCAGATCGGGATCGATCAGGCTCGACAGAATCTCTGCCTCGCTGCGTTCGCTGTGCTTGTCGTAGGTGGAGCGGATCGCCTGAAGGATTGCGCCGACAGTTCGGTACACGGCCGTCCGAGACGTGTTGTGCAGCAGCTCGTTGGCCATGCCGGCGCCGAGATGCGTTTTCCCGGTGCCGGGCTTGCCGATCAACACCATGCAGCGACCGGTCTTCAGGATCTCGTCAAAGATCTGGACGTAGTGCTGGCAGAACCTGAGGGCTTTGCGCTGTCCTTCGTTCTCGGCCTGGTAGTTGCCCAGGGTGCGAGTGGTGAAGCGTTTCGGGATAAGCGCATCGCCCAGCTTGCGAGCGAGGGACATACGCAGTTCCATCGCCTTGTTGGCCTTCTCTGCAGCCTCAGATTTCTCGCGGGCGATACGGCTGCATTCGGGGCAGTTGCTTTTCAGCTCTCGGCCCAGCACGGCATAGACCTTCTGATCGTAGGCGCCGTGGGTTTCGCATTCAGCAGGCTGGATGCGGGTTCCCGGCGGCAGTTCTGGAGTTGCTTGGACTGGCTCAGAGCGCATAGCTGCCGTCCTCCCGTTGCTTCAATCCGGAGGTGTAATCGCGTTCGGCGAAGCCGGTGTGGCGGGATTGCGCCTCACGCTTCACGAACGGTCGGACGTTGCTGGCCCGGTTCTTGTCGTCCTTGACCCACTTCACCAGAAGGGAAACCCACTTGGACTGTGTTTGCAGGAGGCCAGTTGTTTCGTGGTGAGCGGTGAAAGGGGCCACGGCCTCCTTGGTGAACAGGTCAGTCGATACACCGAAGTGGACGCAGTAGGTCTTCAGCAGATTGGCGTCAGGCATCCAATCCAGCGTCATCTCTACTGGGGCCTTTGGGTCAACAGCCGGCTCGTCTTCATCCAAGGGAAGGTCTTCAAGATCATCGAAGCCTTCGAAGCTTGAGCCCGGAACTTCCTCGCCCGCGTTGTGAGAGTGGTGTTGATCCCTTCCATTCCCTTCCCCTTCCCTTCCGGGGGTGAGGGCTCGACTACCATTCGACGACTCCTCGTCGAGTACTCGGCTACCACTCGGCGAGCTTTCGTCAGGGCCTCCGATAAATGCCGGGTACTTGAAGGTGCGCTTATCGATTTTCTGGTGCCGCCAACCGCGCACATGCAGGTAGGTTTTGCCCTCGACTGAGTAAAGAGCAATCAGGTTGGATGATTTCAGCTCGCCCAGCAGGCCATCAACCGATTCAACGGTTATGTCGTCGCCAGGGAACACGAGGGCCTTAATGGTCCGCGGCGACAACGGGTGATTGCCACCGTCGTCACAGAAGTTCCAGATGCCGATGAATAGGAGACGAGCCAGCGGCGTGCAGGACATAACCTGCTCGCTCGACCAGAACTCGGGCTTGACGGTACGAATGCGAGCCATCATGGACGTCCTTTGCCGATAAGCACGGCAAGCTCAAGGAAGCGATCGACGTACCAGTGAGGCTGCGTCTCGCGCGGGCATTGAGGGCTGGTTAGGTTCTTGCCGTACTTGAGGCCCTTTTCAGTCACGGACCAGAAGTCGACCATCTCGTGTTTGGAGTTCTTGCGTTGGAGTTGCTTGAGGAAGCCGTGGTCGGCTAGCGCACGATTGAAAGCAGCCGGCGCGCAGCGGATGCCGCTGTCCTTCAGCAGCGCTGTAGCTGACTTCGTCGGCATCGAAGATCCGCCAGCTGCATCAGGCGCAGCATCGACGGCATATCCGGGCAGGAACTTGGCATCGAGTCCGTTGTTGGCGGCGATCTGGGCGAGCATCATCATCTTGCTGGACGCTGCCGGTTTGAGCAGGCGATCGAAACACTCGAGGATTGCCAACTCGCCGACGATCTTCGAGTTGTTCGGCGCTGGCACGGAGTATTGGCCGGTCTTGCGAATGCTTGGCAGCACCTGGCCGACTACCCATTCTTCAAACTGCTCGGCGGCCGGCAGCTTCGACTTCATCACCAGTCGATAGAGGTCGCGCTCAGGGATGATCTGCACTGCACGGACCTGACCTCCCATTTCGGTATGGCAGGTGCTGACCGCTTTGCAGTGAGCATTGATGGCTTTCGAGGTGTTGGCGTAGCCGAGTGCTTCCGCAACATCCTTGGCGATGAACAGCGGCTCACCGCTTCCGTCGTCGATGACTCGAACCAGAAGCCCGTGAAAGCTGAACTGAGTTGGAGTACGCGACACTTTTTCACCGTTGCCAAATTGTGTCGCGACACTGGCCGGGGTATTGATCGTTTGGATTGATTGGTGCATGATTTGCTCCACAAGCGTTTTAAGAGAGCCGGGCTGCAATCCCGGCTTTTTTTCGTCCCGAATTTGGCAGAGGCCCTCTGGATTACCCCGAAGAGTCCCTGCCTGAGGCCCTCATTGGGGGCACCAGATGAAGGACTGTTGCCTTCTTCCTCCCAACCTCAGAAAGCGCCCCGCTCGCGATGGCGGTTTCCATTACTTCGTTGATCGCACGGCTGAAGCTCCAGCCGTTTACGCGCATCAATTCCTCCACTCGCTTTCGAGTCGGTGGAGGAAGCCTTTCAAGCTCTACGGTCATTTGGCCCTCCAAAGGGGCTTCAGCCCGCGATATCTTCTTGTTTGTCCTGCATGAGTTCCTCGATCACGCCATTGGCCACTGCCCACTCGATGATTTCGTAGAGGTAGGTGGCGTGCTGCATACGGGTTTTGGTCGCGGCCTTACGCAGAATCCGATCAAGCACTGGTTCGAATCGAACCTTCACCGGGATGGCGCGCTTTTGATTGGGGTCCATGTACATGCTTCGATGCTCCTGGCTGTTGAAATTGGTTATGCGGCGGTTTTCTGGGACGGGAACGGACGCTGCTCTTGCGCCGACAAGCTGCCGTCGTCTTCGAGGGTCACGTACACATCACGGCCTACGCGGATCGCCTTGCTGAGGGCGCCCTGCGTACAGCCGAGCAGCTGCGCGGCCTTTGTATGGCCGTGTTCTTTGGCAAATTCGGTGAGTGGGATTCGACGCATTGCGGCGTCCTCTGCGTAGATTTCGCCACAAGTATGACCGCCGGTATTGTTAACAGTCAATACCGGCGATATTGGTTAAGTAAATACCGTGGGTAATAACATCACGCCATGAAAAAAGACTCCCGACGGCTTCCGTTATCTGACTGGCAGCTGCAAGACAGCGCTCGTCTGAAATCCCTCTTCCAGGCAAAGCGCGGGGAGCTGAAGCTCACGCAAGAAAAACTCGCCGCAGAACTGGGCGATGGCGTCACGCAAGGCGCTGTCAGCCACTTTATGAATGGGCGCACGGCCTTGAGCGTTAATGCTGCTGTGGTTTTTGCGAAAGCGCTGCAGGTCCCCGTATCCGATATCAGTCCGACGCTGGCCTCGCAGATCGAAAAGATGGCGGCGTCTCTCCCTGATACGCGCCCTTCTCACCGTGAGACTGACGACGAACGTGTCCCACCGAGGAGCTTCGATCTCCGAAATGAGCCGGGCTACACAGGGGTACTGCAACTCACTGCGCGCGGCTCAACCGGCGATGGCGATGACAACCCTCACGTCGAGATTCGCGGCGTCATGGCCTTCAAATCGTCATGGCTACGCGCGAACAACCTCAATCAGCGACACCTGGACGTCATCTATGCGAACGGCCACAGCATGGAGCCGACCATCAACGACGGCGACGTGCTGTTGGTGGATGAGTCGAAGATCGAACCGAAAGACGGTCAGATCTTCGCCATGCAAAGTGCCACCAAGGGCACGATCGTGAAGCGCCTGGTGAAATCAGACATCGACGGCTGGATCATCCGTAGCGACAACTCGGACAAGGCGCGCTATGGCGATGAGATTCTGCGGGACGGTGAAATAAACGAAGTCCGTATCATAGGGCGCGTGGTGTGGCGCGGAGGAATGCTTTAGGCCTATGCGGAAGAGGTGAAGCCGGGAAGGATTGTGCGGGGTAAGGCTGAGTAAATGGTCTCTATTCAGGCTCGCATGCTTCTGGCTTGGAATGCGAATCTCATGTAGTAAGCGGCGCTGTTTTGAGACCTTCAGCGAAGGTATCAAGGCTAAAGGAATCGTTGGTGCGGAAAGGATGAAGACATGACCGAAGATATAGTAAAAGACGACCCCGATCAGCTGACGCGAATCGAAAATACAACTTTTGATGAGCTTGACGCGTTTTATGCTGAAATGGGTACTGAGCACGCTTGTGAGAACTGCAAGACCGAAAGATGGTCTCATCTGTGTGATGACGCTGGCCCAGTATCCCTGCGGCTTCCCTCATTTAATAGAACTACAGTTTTCTCCATTGCGTTCGTGATCACCTGCGATCGCTGCGGAAATATGAGATTCACGAATGGCGGCGCGGTACTAAGCTGGCTTGATAGCAAGGAAGGCCAATGAGCGGAACAGGTCGTAAGCCAGCCTTATTCGGTATCCCGGGAGGGAGGAGTGACAACGGAGATGGCGGGGCACATACTGGAGGCGGAGATCCACCTGGAGGAGATTCCATGGAAGCGCGCGTAGCAGCACTAGAGAAGGCGATACCCGATATTCGGGAAAGGCTTGCTCGCGTCGAAACCAAGCTTGATAACGTCGAGAAGAACATGGCAACCAAATCTGATTTGGAAGCTGTGCGAGGATCAATCTCAACTGACGTCCAGAAAGCCATTGGCGATTCGACCTGGCGCTTCGTACAGATTTCACTGGTTCTTGCTGGCCTTGCTTTCACCGCGGCGAAATTCATTCACCCGTAAATTTAGAATTCCTTTAAGCCCGGCCTAGCGCCGGGCTTTTTGTTCCCCCCTCCCCGATCTGATCCGTAGCCCGCCACTGAGCGGGCTTTTTCATGTCTTTTAAAAAATACATGACCGGCGGTATTGACCATATACAATACCGGCGGTATTGTTCACCCATCGCAGCGACACACAGCCACTGCGAAGGGCCTCAAAAGACCCGCCGCTCTTTCACAATTTGGAATCTTCGCGGATCGATCCCCGGAAACGGGCAGCCCTTGAGGCATCGCTGGAAACGGCGAACAACGCGAACCATAAATTTCGATCCCCATGTCAGCTCTGGAACTGAACCACGCCCGGCTCTGGTTACCGGACCAGGTCGACCTGCTGATGCATCTGGATTCAGCAGTCACCGACCTGCGCTGTGAGCACTCCCTGCCGGAGCCAAGATGAGGCGCTTTACCGGCACAGTGCGAAGCAGGACTTAAATGCGCCTCCCGGGATGGCGAGTAATCCTGTACCGACAGCCAGATGATTCAAGCCGATGACTGCCGCCAGTAGTGGGTCACGACGGAAAGCATCACTGAAGCCCGTTCACTGAGCGGGCTTTGGGATGACAACCGGGGATTGGAGAGATAAACGATGAATGAGGCTCAGATAAAGCAGGTGCGGGAAATTGTTCGGGAAATCGCGAAGGAGCGCAGCACCTCATTCGGTGCTGCTTTAAAGGTGGCAATTGGCGTGTTGAGGCTGCATACCCTAAACACGCCAAAGGGGGAAGGTCAGGCTGGCAGCCCCATCAAGCCGTGTACAAAAAGGCCGCCCACTGCGCATCTTGAATAACACACACGAAAACCGCTGCATCTTTCGTGGGAGAAAGTGGTTTTGAAACAGACCTAACTTTATCCCTCAACGAAACCACATCCAGGTTGCTTGTTCCGAAGTAAGTGCCTATCGGCATCGAATATGTTTTTCCATCATCAAGTTTAACTGATCTCGAAAAACCATTCCTTTTCATGCCTTCGTGTAGGTCCTCATAACCTTCACCATCAGCCCCAAAAAGCTCAACCCTGACCAAGTACTGCGCCATAACTCGTTCCTTGTTTCGACTGTGGAGTCCGCAGCATATGGTTTTCCCTCGACTGTGGAAAGCGAGGAAACAGGGAGCCTGCCCCTGTAAAAACAGGCGCCACGACAGCCTGTCGTTAACTGCCCGATCCTCTCTATGAGAGCGCATCGGGGTGTGATCTGAGGCTAAGTCTCGGGCAGCGGATGAGCCAACCGGTCGCCTATAGGGTTACACCTTCCGCCGAATGCCGGTTGAGCCCCGGCCAGATCACACCCCGATGTGGACGAAACTGCGGCCTATAACCGCCCACCTGCATAAAGCAACACCAGAGACCGGCTAGCGCCCGCCAAGATGCCAACGGCGCGCATTGGAGGATGCCCATCATGTGACAAGAAGCGATTCACCTGCGCGGCGCGGCAAGCCTGAAGGCCGGCGCCCATCACCCATACAGGCAGCGGACAGTAGGCCGTCGATGTCACCGCGCATCGGCCGAATGAGGTAGGCCCCCCCCACGCACGTCGACAATTTGATGCTAGAAACCCAGGACGTCGCCAGTAGCGGTCCAGGGACAGACTACTTGCTAGCTTTCGGCGCATAGCTCGGGCAGAAATGTTTTGCTGCCGACGGATCACCTGCGGCCTGCACTTGAACTGCCTTGATTTCATCCTGAAATGCCGGATTGGTATCAACTGCAAGAATCTCCTTCTTCAGATCTGCGTTTGCCGCTATATCTGGAAGGGAGAAGATGTTCTGCAGCGAGTAATTCATTCCGGGCTTTTGCTCTGCACACATGCGCCCCATAGCCACCATGGTTATAGCAATGTCGTGATCCTCGGTAGCCGCTTGGGCCTGCCCCAAATTACTGAGCGCGACCAAAGCAACTAGACAGACAGTCTTCGAAATTACACGCATTGGAATTCATCCTTAGAAGTTCTGCGCTTTATCGGCAGTGAAATCAAAAAATTCAACTCGCCACTTTGCAAATCGTTCGACACAACCCGAATGCACTCCCCTCCGCGCCCATCGGCAAACAGCGGAACGGATGAGTGCATCCGAGTTTTGTTGGATCAACACCCGCCACTCTGGAGACGACCATGTCAGCTCTACGCAAGCCCATCCCGGAAGACGACTTTCTCGATACGGAGGCAGGTCAAGAATGGCTGACCGAGTCGGTCGACGATCTGCTTCATCGGCGCCACGTCGAGGCGCCCAACCCGGTTGGGCGAAGCAAGGTCTTGGTCAACGCCGACCACCTACCGGAGGCGCTGGCGGATCAGATGGCCGCGAACCCAGACCCTGATCGGTACATCGAGAAGATTTTGATCGAGCTAATCCGGCGCGGCGATAGCGGGATTCTGCATACCTGGGCCATCGAAGCCGTCGGCGGTGATCCGCTGATTGTTCGAAGGCTGGCCGGCGACCTGGTCGCAGTGCACGCCAACGAATACCGCGATGCCAAGCGAGAAAGCGATCGCGTCGAGCGGGAGTGCGGGTTTTGAGTCCTCATATCCTGATCGACCAAGCCCTTGATGGTGTGTCGGTGCCGGCCGGCGAAGAAGACATCAGCATGCTGGTGCAGGGGCTGATCACCCGCCTCTTCACCGATGGCGCGATTACCACCGACGAATTCAACCACTACTGCAAACGCCTACGTGACACCTGTCAGCGGCGCAAGGAGGAAGCATGAGTACGACACCGGTTAAATCGCTGATCGACGAACAGCTCGAGGACATCGAAAACAAGATCGCCCTGCTCGGTTTCGGCCTTCCCTTTAATGAGGTGATCGGCCGCAAGCGCGAGGACTTGGTCGCCAATCTGCCGCAGCGTCTGGCGCCAACCATGAAAGGCAAACGGATTGCGGTGAGGTTTCGGCCGTGACCGGTCGCCAGCTTGCCCGCCGCATTCTGATTCGGCGCGGATCATTCTCTGCCATCGGCGTTTTCACCTTCTTGATGCTGCTCAGCGCCCTCGCCGACCGCATCACTCAATAAACAAAGCATTCAACCGCTGCGCTGGGCGCGGCAAGGATCTCCCGTGAGCGCAGTAATGAAGCAGGAAGACCAACTGCCTGCAATGTCGGAGGCGGCACTCGTTGAAGTGCTGAGCAACAGCCTCTACCCGGGCGCAGAGAAAAATTCGGTAGTGATGGTGTTGGCTTACTGCCAGGCCGCGCATCTGGACCCAATGCTGAAGCCCGTGCATATCGTGCCGATCTGGAACGCCAAGGCGAAGAAGATGCAGGACACGGTCATGCCTGGCATTGGACTCTATCGCATTCAAGCGGCGCGAACCGGACAGTACGCAGGAATCAGCGACCCTGAATACGGACCACAAATCACCGCCAAGCTGGGTGGTGTCGATGTCACCTATCCGGAGTGGTGCCGGGTCACCGTCAAGCGCCAAATGTCGAACGGCCTCGTTGCCGAGTTCACCGCAAACGAGCGCTGGCTTGAGAACTACGCAACGGCCGGAAAGGACACGATTGCCCCGAACACAATGTGGAAGCGCCGCGCCTTCGCCCAGCTCGCCAAGTGCGCTGAGGCTCAAGCGCTGCGCAAGGCATTCCCTGAGGTCGGATCAGCGCCAACTGCCGACGAGATGGAAGGGAAAACATTCGAAGAGGCGCCGCGCGACGTGAGTCCGCAGCGGCAGCAAGAGCCTGAGCCCGAAGCGCTTCCGCCCTACTCCGATGATCTCCTGAAAGAGAACATCGCCAAATGGCAGCCGCTGGTTGATGCCAACCGCACCAGCCCAGAACACCTGATCGCGACCATCAGCAGCAAGTACACGCTGAACCCGGCCCAGATCGAAAAAATCCAGAACCTCAAAGCCATCGACGGAGACGCAGCATGAAAATTCACAACGTAGCTCAAGGCTCCGCCGAGTGGCACGCATTGCGCGCTCAGCACTTCACCGCCTCCGAGGCGCCAGCAATGATGGGCGCTTCGAAGTATCAGACCCGCACCGACCTTCTGACCATGAAGAAAACCGGCATTACGCCGGAGGTCACTCAGGCGCAGCAGTACATCTTCGACAAAGGCCACGCAACTGAAGCGCTTGCCCGGCCGCTGGTTGAAGTCATGATCGGCGAGGAGCTGTATCCAGTCGTGGGCACCGACGGCAATCTGCTCGCCTCCATGGACGGCGCGACGATGCTGGGAGAGACCCTTTTCGAGCACAAGCTTTGGAACGAATCGTTGGTCGCTCAGGTGAAGGCCGGCGAGCTGGATCCGCACTACTACTGGCAGCTTGAGCAGCAACTGCTGGTGAGCGGCGCCGAGCGCGTGATTTTCGTTTGCTCCGACGGCACTGCCGAAAACTTCGTACACATGGAATACCGACCTGTCGCCGGCCGCGCCGCGCAGCTGGTCGAAGGCTGGAAACAGTTCGAGGTCGACCTCACCACCTTCGAAATGGCCGACGCACCATCGATCGTCGTCGGCAAAGCGCCTGATGAGCTGCCAGCCCTGCGCATCGAGCTGACCGGCATGGTCACCGCGAGCAACCTTAAGGTGTTCGAGGATTCGGCTCTCGCTGTCATTGACTCTGTGAAAACCACCCTGCAGACCGACCAAGACTTTGCCGACGCCAAGAAGGCGGTCAAGTGGTGCGGCGATGTCGAAGAAGCGGTTGCGGTAGCGAAGAAACAAGCGCTCTCCCAAACCCAAAGCATTGAAGAGCTTTTTTCGTCTCTGGATCGAATCAGCGCACATGCTCGCGAGACGCGCTTGAAGGTCGACAAGCTTGTGAAGGCTCAAGAGCTGCTGGTGAAGACCAACATCAAGCAGAAGGCTGAGCAGTCGCTGGCGGATCACGTCGCGGCCATCAATAAAACACTGGGCCGGGTGATGCTGCCAGCGGTTGCTTCAGACTTCGCCGGCGCGATGAAGAACAAGCGCACGATCGCCAGCCTGCAGGACGCTGTCGATACCGAGCTGGCTCGAGCAAAAATCGCCGCGAGCCAGTCAGCAGATGCCATTCGCTTGAATTTGACCAGCTTGGCCGAGCTTGCGCCCGACCATGCCTTCTTGTTCAACGACATCCAGCAGCTCGTTCTGAAGGCCAACGATGACCTGGTCGCACTGATCAAGGTGCGAATCTCTGAACACCAAAAGGCAGAGGAGCAGAAAGCCGAAGCTCAGCGCGAGCAGATCCGTCAGGAGGAGCTGAAGCGAATCGAAGACGAGGCGAAAGCCAAGGCGCCGGTCGAACAGGTTCCAATTGCCAGCCCGGTACCAGTGAAAGCTGCTGCGCCGGTTCAGTCAGCCTCGAAACCATCGACTTCAAGCGCGGCGCCGCTGAACCTGCAGGCCGAAGTGTTCGATCTGGAGTCGCTGATCAAAGCTGTCGCATACGGCCAAGCCCCTATTTCGGTGCTGACTGTTGACTGGGAAGCGCTCGACGCGATGGTCGCCGCTCAAGGCTCCAAGTTCAGCATGGCCGGCGTGAAGTTGGTCAAGGTGGCGGCATGATCAGCAACCACCTCAACCTCGTTGAGCAGCACCGACCGGACGCCGAGTCGATCTCTGAACGAATCGCACAGTACCTGGCTGCCGGCGGGCGGATCGACCAACTGAAAAGCCCGCCGCGCAATCCGCCGCCACCGCCCCGCTCGAACAAAATAGACCCTGAAACGGTCCTCAAGCGGCGCCCGAAACCGATATCGGCAGCCGACCGCAAGACACTGCGCAAAATGCCGGGCGCGATATGAAGTCGAAACGCAAATCCAACAACGGCTTCGCCCGGGCTGAACGCAGTTGCCGGGCGCTGCTGCGCACCAACCACGTCGCGGTGGTGAACATCGACCCCAGCGGCAGCCAGATCATGGCGAACTGGAAGAGCTGCAAGCAGATCCGCAGTCTGGCGATCGCCAACGCGATATTCGATTTCTCCTACCGCTGGACGATCTACATCG